CAAAATTTGAAGTGGGCCAAAGAGAACTTGTGTTTGATGTTCTATAAAGCCAAGTTGCACCATTAGCTGATGTAGGTGGAGTAGCTGTATATCTTTCAGTTCCTTCATCCCATGATTGACTTAAAGCATAAGCTTCAATAGTATGATCTGCAGTTAAATTTTTATGTTCAGTAGAAAATAATTGTAAGTTAATTTGACAATTTTCTGTGTTTACTTCTTTTGATGTACCAGTAAATTTCTTTTCTATTACATCTTTTATTTCTGTGTTATTAAATTTAATTATAATTCTAGAAGGATAATAAACATCTCCCGTTGATTTTTTTTCTTCAACTAATTCAAGAATTTCGTCTTTTCCTGCATTCATATCTTTACGATCAGGGTGACTGTATAATGTTGTATCTTTTTCGGGGAATATAAAATAATATGCCATATTAGTATTGTGTTATTTTTCCTCTAATGTCGTTATTAGGATATTTTAATTCAAAAATACAAGGATCCATTGAAGGAAATATTATATTTTCATTAGTAGCTATTTTAAAGTCATATTTGTATTGTGAATAACCTAATTCTATACCTGACACATTATCTATTATTATTTTTTGAACTGATTGGACTCCTTTTACATTAGCTACTACATTAATAACTTCAGATGTAACAATAGGCTGATTAATTTGCCATCTGTCTATATTAAAATAATCTTGTAATTCAGATATACATTCTAATAATATTCTTTCATTATTTGTATTTTTAAAAGTTGTTATTTCAAAATCAATTTTAAAATTAATTACAAATGCATTTTTTATATTAATTGAATCTGTTAATGGTTTAAATTCATTTAAATAAGTGGCTAAATTTGTTTTTGTAGCTGTATTACATGTTACTAATTTTTTAGCACTATTAAAACCTAATACATATAAATTTGTAGATAAAGAATTTGGTTGGGTACTTAAGTTTAAGGAGTTATTTAAATCTGAGTCTTTATTTATATATACTTTTGATATTCTTCCATATTTAGCAGGCATAGCTAAAGTTCTAACCATATAATCTTCTTTAGTTATAACTCTTTGTTGTGCTGCGAAATTTGCTATTGTATTTTGTCTTATATCTTCTAATGAGTCTCCATCTGTTCCTCCCGATGCCGGTTCTTCATTTGTACATGCTAAAGATTCTTTTATTGTTGAAAGTAAACTTTGATTTAGATTAGGTTTATTTTTTATTGTTAAAGAAGATAAATTAGTAATTGTATTAGTAGCTACATTTGATCTTAAACCTCCCCCCTTTAAATAAGTTACATTAAGTACTGTGTTTGAAGGAACTTGACCATAAGCTTTAGAATATAGAAAGTTTGAAGGATCAAAAGCAGAATCTAATTTAGTTCTCCCATCTCTATTTCCCAAACCAATATTATCTGGATTAGGTAATACTTCTTCATCTACTATATCTCCTGAACCCCCACCAAAAGAAATTTCTAAAACTCCCTCTTCATTAAATCTAGTTGCAAATCTTCTTGGTACTTTTTTTAATTTTAAAAGATAAGGAGTTTCTGTTCTATATTCATATAATGTAGGAGTATTTCCTTGTATGTTTTCTATTTCATCAAATACAGTACTTTGGGCTAAATAAGGTACTTCAGTATATTCATTACCATCTATATCTGTTATTGATTCTATAGAAATTATATTGTTATCTCTTAAATTTAATGTTAAAAATCTTTCTAATCCATTTATTTCAAATGTTTGACTTACTCTTTCTGAAGATATAACTTGTGCTGATTTTTTTAATAAATAATATTCTGGATCATTAGCAATATCTACTGAATATATACTTACATTTGTAGGGTCAAAAGATGAAGAATAATTAAAATTTATTGAGTTTAATATATTAAAATTAACTCCTCTATTAGTAGTAAAAGTTGAAGGGACATCTAATTCTAGGGCGTAATTAAAATCAGGTGTTTTATTACCTGAACCTCCTTTTGAAGGTAATAATTGAAATATATCTAAAATAGTTGATGACACAGATGTTACTTGGGGCTTATATCCTAATGTATATGCTAAATGATATAGATTTGTTCTTTCTTGAGCTGTATCTAAAAAAGTTTCTTGTAATTGAGTATCTGTATAATAAGATAAAACATCACCTATATATGCTGCTGTTTCCATAAACATCATACCAGGAGATCCATCACTAAAATCATTAAATGTATTAGGGTAATATGTTTGTGCAAAATTTATTAATTGATTTCTAAATGAATTAAAATCTTTATTTAGATAATTAATATCTTTTTGTTGTGTTTTATTTGATATTTTATTATAAGCCATATTATTTTATTTTAATATCCTCCTCCTGAAGATGCTCCCCCTCCTGAAGATATTCCCCCTCCCGAAGATGCTCCTCCTCCTGAAGATGCTCCTCCTCCTGAAGATATATTACTTGTATTAGATGTAGATATTCCTGTATTTGTTGGATTAGATGTATTAAGATTTAATTGGATTGAGTCATTTTCAGAACTAAAAGTTAGTTGATAAAATATTTTAATAACTACAGTATGATCATTTTGAGTAGCTGATACTTCATTTAAAGTTACTTCAGGTATATGTAAATTAACTTGACTATTTATTTTATTTTCTATAATTTCTAAATCTATTCCTTGTTCAAATAATAAATTTCTTATTCCTACTCCAAAATTAGGTTTAAATAATCTTTCACCTGGTTCTGTAAGTAATACATTTAATAAGTTGCTTTTTACTTGTTCTTTAGTAGTATAAGAAGAATTAAAGACTGCTTCACCATCAAAAGGGATAGTTACTCCTATAGCTGTATCTTGTTGTTCATCTATAGGATTGATTCTTATATATTCTCTTACATTTGCCATTTATTATCTTCCTTTTTTCTTAGCTATTGCTTTCATTAAACCACTATAATCTTTTGTTACTGCATTTGCTACTGAATCTGGCATACCTGCTGTATCCATTGGTAATGGGGCTCCTGATGAAAATGGTTGAGCCATATTTACTGGAGCATGTCCTGTTTCTAAATTTGTGTTGCCTGCTGCTGTTTCGTTTAGTAAGTCATTTAACGCACTATTAGATGTAAAATTATGATTTTTTATTGGTTGAGTACCCATGATTTTTTCCCTTAAAGAATTTTTTGCATTTTCGGGCATTGTTTTATTAGGTACTTCAACTATCTTTTCTTTATGTTCTGTGATTGTTGGTTTTAACTCATCACGTAAATCTTCTTTAAGTGATTTAATTTCTCTACGTAACGCATAATCGATTTCTTCTCTAACTACTTTTCTAATTAGATTTTCAAAGGTTTTTGCTTTCATGTTTATTTGTTTTGTTTATTATAAATATAATTTTTTTAAGCTCTATAACGTCTATATCCAATTATTTGGAATCCAGCGTTACGAATATGTTCTATATATTCGATTTGATCGTTTTCTTTAAAATCTTCTAAAATATTATCATAATAATCAGCTAATTGATCTGAATATTGAGTAGGATCTATATTATCTAATGCTTTTTCGTCTGTTGTTGATAATATACCATCTTCATATAATTCGTTTATTATTTGATTATTTATACCACTTAGGTCTCCTAATAAAGGATGATTATTAAAATCTTTTCCAGAAGTAGGTAATAAATCTTCGGGGGTTAAAGGTACTCCTATTTGTGTAGGACCTAACATTATAGGTTCAAAAGGATCAATTCCCGAACTTATATTTACTCCTGAAATTGAAGAATCAAATCCTGAACCATCTGGTCCTCCTGATCCTGGTCTTGTGGGAGTTAAAGGTCTATCTATTACTGGATTTTGTCCTAAACTAGAATAATCTACATCACCAAATCCCGGGAAATTTATTCCTGCTAGGAATTCTTCAGGGGTTTGTGCTTGGTTATTAGGATTAGATAAATCATTTTGTCCCCCTCCAGGACCCGAATTTGCTTTAGAATCTTTTTTTAAAAATAATAAAAATAAAAGTTCTAAAAGCATTTTTAAAAACATTATCCAAGCTCCCATTGCTAATAACATTCCTATAACGGCTAATAATGTTTTAAGTAAATTTTTAACTACATCTATTATATCTTTTAAAAACTTACCTACATTGTTTAATGTTTGTTTTAAATTTTTAGCAAATCCTTCTGCTTTATCTCTTGCTTCTCTTGTTTTTTGACTTACTTCACTATTAGCTTTATTACCAGGACCTGGATGACTAGGCATTGTAGGTTTCATAGTATCTGTTGATGCTTTAGCTGAATCTGCCGCTGTTTTTAAGGTTGTTTTTATTCCTTCTAATGCTTTTCCCGTTTCTATTATTTTTGTTCCCCCTTTTAACCCATCCTTATTTTTTTCTTTTAATTGATCTTGTTTTTCCTTTATTTTATCCGTTTTTTCTTTTGCATTATCTAATTGTGCTTTAAAGTATTTATAAGCTGCTACTCGAGCCATTATACCTCCTAAAGGACTATTAGTTAATGCTTCAGTTGCTTGTCCTACTACATTTGCTGTTGCTCCTGCTACTGCTCCTGATACTAAATTTTGAGCTTGACCTTGTGCTTTTCCTACTAAATCATTAGCAAAACCTGCTGCTTCTCCCTTTACTTTATCTTTTATTTCTTTTGCCTTTTCGTTTCTTTTTTGTCTTCTTTCTCTTTTAGCTTCCTCTTCTTTTATTTGTTCTTCTGTAAGCCCCTCAGGATTAATTGGAGGTTCTACTTTTAATTCTGATTCATTAAATTTTACTTTTTTATCTCCTGCTAAATTAGGTAATGTAAAATCAGGTTGAGGAATACCTAAAACAGTTAGGGGGTCATCAATTTTAAATTCTCCTTGAAATTGTTGAGGAATTTGAGCACCTTGAGCAAATACACTTTTTAATGTTTCAGGATTTGGAACAGTTCCTTTTAATTCTGCTATTGCTGGTGCTTCTGGTATTTTACCCCCAGGCATTAAATTTTTAACTCCTTTAATATCTGTTGATACTTTTTCTTCTATTTTTGATAATACATTAAATGCCATAGTTATCTTTTTATAAATACGTGTTGACTTTTTATCTCCCTTATCATTTGTCTTAATTCACCTACACTATCAACTACTGGTTTACCCTCACCATCAAAATCTTTTCTCATAGTTTCAAAAGTATCTCCTACAGGTGAAGTAAATCCTCCTCTATCTCCAATATGTCTATACTCACTACTTAATTTATCTAACATTGATTTTAATAAATTTAATAGTTTATCTAAAAAATCTTGATTTTTATTACCTAATACTGCTGGTTCTACTGGATATTCTTTTTTATTATCCATTCCTATAAATATATTAGGTGAATTTAATACTATATAAGATTTATCTTCATTATTTGATGTATTAAAATGTATGCTTCCTTTAGTACTAAAACCTAAAAAATTATAAGAAAATAAATGTATATCTCCCCCCTCATATTCTTGTCCTTCTTCTTTTAATTGTTTTCTAGCATTAAAAATTAACCTATCAGCATTGATAATGACTTGTTTTCCTTGATAATCTTTTGGAAAAACAGGAGTAAGAATAGGATTTTTTCCTTCTTTAGTTTCTTTACTCCATTTATCATTAATTGTTTTTTTTTCTTCTATTGCCATATTATATTTATTTACCTGGACCTACTCCTCCATTTAAAACTGCGTCTTTAAATATTTCACTATTCATATTCTTTACTTCCATTTTAACTTCATTTAAAAGTTCTTCAAAAGTACCTGATGATTTGCTTCCGAAATATACATCACCTTGTGCGTGTTTTGCAATTACTTGTTTTTTAGGTCCTATTTTTTTACCATACCAAAATATTACTCTTTTTTCACCATCTGATAATGTTAACATAGTTTGGTAGTAATTATATCCCTCATCAATAGTTCCTTCACCACTTAATTGTTCTAATTGTGAGGGTCCTGGTGGTGATGATAATTTAAATTTTGGAGATATTTTTATCTCTTCCCAAGAATTACAAATCCATCTCTGATGTTCTCTATAATTTTTACCTCTTACAGATGCTCCCCATTTATTACAATGACCTCCTTCTTGATATTGTGAAACTTGTTCGTAAAATTGACAAGTACCACAATGGTTTTGACGATAACCATCATAAGCACCATTTTCTTTAGTTGCTAACCTATAGTTAGTGGGTAATGATGATGGAATTTTTTCTGGTTCTTGTCCTGCACGAATAGGAGCATAAAATCTTTCTTTTGGTTCTTCATCAATAAATGCATCTTCTTCAGTTATTGTTTTATCTTCTTCTAAACTTCCTGTTTGTTGAGCATCATAATCTATAATTTCATCTTCGGGAGTTGTTTCTGATGATTCTTGTGGTGTTCCAGTTGATTCTGAATCTTCGGTTGTATCTTCTGTTTCTGTATTTTCTATTTCTACTTCTTCTGCTGTAGTAAATCCAGCTGGATCTGTGACTGCATCTTCTGCTTCTTCTTGATCTGATTTAGGTATAGTAACATTAATACCAAAAGAACCAAATTCATCTGATGCTACTAAAAGATTTTCTATTTTTTGATTACTAGCTAAATAAATAGATGAAGGATCTAAATTTATATCTTCTAAAGTATGTATCCATCCTTCTTCATTTGCATCTACTCTTTGTCCATTTCTTATAATAGTAATAGGATCACTATTTTCTCCACGAGCCCCATTTGACCATGGATTTTTTAAATCTTCTGGAATAATTTCACTTCTTGAAGTACTACCAAATCTTATTGAATTACCAAATCTACCTTCTAATATAGTATCTCCCTCATAAGGTAATAAAGATTTTATATTTGCTATTTCATTAAAATAATCTCCTAAAGGGATATCAGTTTCTTCATCTTCAGATAATCTTCTAATAATACCTGCTTTTTTATATTCTCCTAATTTTGTATATTCTTTTTGGGCAAAATTTCTTGGATTAGGAAAAATATTATGATGGGGATGATTCCATATACCTAAAGGAGGTAGATAATAATTTTGCATTGCTCCCTTATTAGATTTTATAGCATCCTTACTAGTAGCTGTAATTATTAATATTACTTCATTTAATAGCGGGTATTGTTTTTGAAAGAAAAATAAAGGTTTTGCAAAACCATCTACTGCTGGAACTTCTCTTCTTTCATGATGGCCTGTTTTTGGATTATTTTGTATTTTAGTATAAAACACAGTTCCTATAGCATCATAACCTCCATATTGTTTAGCTAGCTCTGTTGTTGGATCTATTATAACTTCTTTGACTTTAGCTACAATGATACCTCCTTTAAAAGCTTTACTACCTCCTAAATTACTATTTAAACTTGATTGAGTATTAGTTGCCATTATTTTCTTTTGGTGCTTCTATTTCTTTTGGTTTTTCAACAGTTTTAGCTATTTCTTCAGCTACATCCATTAATTGATCCATTTCTTCAGCTGTTAATAAACCACCATCTCCTGTTGAAGCAGCACCTGTAGATAAACGTTGTACAATAGCTGCCATTTTTATTAGTTGGTCGTCATTTTTAACACTTATTTCCATATATTCCTTAATTAAAGGAACTACTACAGTAGCATCACCCAAAGATTGAACTAAAGGTCTTAATTCCGCTATTAAAGATGCAAGTTGTTTTGCTTTTTTCTTTTGATTACCGTGAATTTCTTTTAATAAATCTCCGAAGGATTTATCGTCAAAAAGTATTTGATTTAATGAATCCATATTGTTTTATTATAAATATGGAAAGATTTAGACTTTTATATATCCTTTTTCAATATATTCATTATAAAGAATTTTATAATGTTTTTTTAAGATTTTAGTAACTTTAGTAATTACGGGAGTTTCTACATCAGTCATTTCACGGATATAAATATATAAAGCTTTTTTATTAAATATTTCTAAATTTTCTCTCCGTTTAAAAAGTGTAATTATTGCATCTGCTACTCTTTGGTCTGCTGGTTTTTTAAAAGAGTAAATAA